CGACCAGTCCTGATCGAACACCTGGAAGGCGAACGACGAGTTGGTGATGTCGCCGCGCTCGACGTATTCGTACACGTCCTCACGGCACTTCGGCAAGTCCACGTCGTAGTTCAGGCCGATGTTGTCGGTCGAAAGACGAAGTGTCCGTGCGTAAGTCGTTCCGCACAACGCCATGTCGGAGTGGTTGTACCGGCACACCGCGCCGGGCCAGCCGTCCGCCATCGACTTGTTAAAGAACGACCGCTCAACGATTTCCACGAAACCACCGAGCGGTGCCGAACGCTTTTCGAAGACGCTGGCATAGCCGCCGACCGTGCGCCGGGCCTTGCCTTCGGGCGTGGCCTGATTGCGCACTTCGAGCGGAGATACCTTGAGCCACTGCGTAGTCCAGTTGCGCTCAACTTCTGGCGGCTGAGAACGCTCACCGGCATCGACGAGGTTCTGCAGCGAATCAGGCGGTGTCTCAGCCAGATCGGTGCGGTACAGGCCGACCAGCTTGCGGGCTGCGGCCTGTTTCTTGTCGGACGGCACACCTTCGAGCTGATTGATGCGCTGCGCTGCGGCGTGAACACCGTTGCGGTTCACCGTACCTGACGGTTCGCGCACCGGTAGCTTGTACCGGTCCTTGGATTCGATGGCTCCTTGCTCGGTGTCGACCAGGCAGGCGCGCTGCCATTGCTGCGGGCTGTAGTCGGCGGGCGAGAAGTTCCACGGCGTATCGGATGCTGCCATGTTTTTCCATTACCTTTCTGTGAGACAGCAGCTTATGTACGCCGCTGAAACTTGTTTATTGCTAGTACGATTCGACGCGCTCCCGCATGAATGCGGGCACTTCCATTTCCATTACCTCAATGAGTGCCTTTCGACCGTCCTTGTAGCGGCGAGGCGGCATCTGCTCCAAAGCCCTTGTGCCGCTTAGGTGTGCGTTGGTGCCGGATACCTTGGAGTGACCGTTGTTGCCGTTGCCGTTGAGTTGCGGCTGGCCGGTCTTGTTGTCGTCATCATTGAGGTCGTTGGGTGTCTGCTTCGGATCGGGCTGCGGCGGAACGACATTCGGCTTGCCCTGCGGCGGCAGGCTGTAGGTGGTACGCACTTCGTCGCGATCTTTCCAACCGGCGTTCTGGAAGCCGAGCGACGTACTGTCAACTTCCGCACGGGTTTTCGCGTCGAGCAGCATCATCTCGTCAGTGTCGAAGCGTACGAAATAGTTACGCGGGAAGCACGCTGTCAGAACGTATTCCAGCCTGCGCAACCAGGGACGCAGCGAATGCGTCAGGTAGTCGATGTTGTTCAGTTCGACCGTGCTGTACGTCATGCTTTCTCCGGTCGAGCCGCCGAGCCGTTGCGGCGGAAGTCCGTAGATCACAGCGATATCCGTTGCCGTCAGGCGCATCGTCTCGACGAACTGCGCTTCGTTCGGCTTGATCGCGATCGGCGTGTAATCCCAATCAACGCCGTACACAAGGGGTTTGCGCGACTGGAGGCGGGCCACCAGCTTGTTCGCCAGCTTCTCGCCCTCGGTGTGATCGAACGTCTTCTGATTGTTCTTCAGCGTGCCGGGCGGCACCCCACCCTGACCAAACCAGTTGCCGTGATATTCCTTGGCACTGATGCCGATGTCAGTCGTAAGTTGGTACGCCCCAATGGGACTCAGACCACGAACGCGGTACGGCATGGTGAACCACGGAATGTGAATTAGTTCGCGAGGATCGATCGGCCTGCCCCACCACCACCACATCGGATTCATGTAAGAGCCAGGGCCGTACAGCTTTCCGTCTTGAGTGGCGACCTGCTCAGGGTTGAGCCATTCAACCATCGTCGGCCAGCCGTAATAGTCTCTGGCAGTGACCAATCCGATGGCGTCGCCTTGCAGTGCCATCGACACGACGGCACGGAACAGCCAGTCGTACAGGGTGCCGTGAATGCTCGGCTGAGCGAACAGCGAGGGCGTCGGCTGGCGCACCGGAATGCCTTGCGAATTCAGGGTATACAGCACCGGGGTCAGCGAGGCGATGTCATCACCGAGCGTGCGGGCAGCACCGAAGACCGGCACCAGCGACAGCGCACGACTCACCGACGCAACAGCATTGCCGTTAGCGCCATCAGCGGCAGGCCAGACACCTTCGATGAAGTCGAGTGCGCGCTGCTCTTCGAGAGCCTTGGATATCTTGCGCTCTAACGACTTTCGTCCGAATGGCAATTCCATAATCACGACACCTTCGTCAGATCGCCTTCGGCGAACCAATGTTGGGTGTTGTTCGGCTCGCGCAGCTTGTAGAGAATCTGGTCCTCGTAGCTTCTGACTTCGATCACCGTGGCCGACTTATCCGGCAACCGGTGACGCTCCCACGAAACCTCGTCGCCTACATCGTATTTCGCGTGCTCGGGACGACCGCCCAACTGTTCCGGCGTGGAACGGTTGTGGCGTCCGGTGAACTTCGGTCGTGGCGCGTGAACCGATGGGCGCTGCTGAAACGGGTCGGGTGGCCGAACGCCGCGCTGCGGCACCGTCACGGCAACCGGATTCCGCGCCCAAACAGACTGCAAACAGCGATGATTCCGACCTCAATCAGCAAAACTAGATGAAACACGTCCATTATCAAGTCCTTTCAGTATTGGCAGGCCGCGCCTGGTGCCAGCCCTTGCTGTTCTCTGGCATCGAATACGTCGAACCGTCGATGTCGCAGACAACCCGTGCGTCTTCGACGAATCCGCTGCAATCGACATCGCGAGCGAGAAACGACAGGATCGCCGTGTGCGCGATAGTGCGACCAGACTTCACCATGATGCCGTCTTCTGCTATCACCCAAGGGAATTCGACATCATCCAGAAATAACCGACGACCGTTGTAGCCACCGGTCCGCACCTCCATGTCCCACGACTCGGAAGGCTTCTTTGTTTTGGGATCTTTTGCGATGCAGACGATTTCGACCTTGACCGCAAAGAGGTTGTCGAGCAACTGTGTTACACCGAGCACGCCTTGCTCGGTGATGAACCACGGGAAATCCTCACCGTCAACCTCGAAAAGGTAAGAGGGAGTGTGGAGTTTCCCGGTGATCTTTACGTGATCAGCGATTTTCGTTGTCATAAAACACTATCCATTACGTCGTAGTCGTTAGCGATCAACTGCTCTAAGCCCCAGACCGCGCCGATGGCCGCGTAGATCGGTGCGGTATCAGACGGTGACCGCTTGATGTCAATCACGAATCCCCCACCCGGCTTGACGATTTCGAGCGCCGACGTTGCCGCTATGTCCAGGGCGGTGTGCGGGTAATGCGCGATCGTTCCTCTGAACAACCTGTCGAGCATCTGAGCGTGACCGTTGGCGACTTCAGCGCCCTTCCACGCGACCACATTGACGCCGCGCAGTTCACGGTCCAGGTCTTGAAAGACGGGCAGCGAATTGCTGCCAGTATCGGCCCTGACAACCACCAGGTCTGTCGAATCCGATTCTGCCTGAAGCGTTTTCAATATCCAGTCAGTGCCGGGGGCGTCGTAACGAACAGCTACGACGAACCTGCCGTCTTCGGCAATACCGGCACGAGTGATGACCGTCTTACTTCGCTTCTCCGAAACCTCAACGCAGACAACCTTTTTCGACGTTGCGGTAGGACGATACGTCCTGTGCTCATCCAGGGTTGCTTCCCACGAACCTTCGGGGAACGGACCACCGACACCCATCGTGGCCCACCGGCACATCACCTCGGTCTCGTACTCGTACGCCGGGTTAGACGCCAGCGCCGCCAGCAGGCTTCGCGTGGTCGGGCAATCCCGTGCTACCTCAACATGATTCAGCGACGGGTTGCTCTGCGCCAGCGCGTCTAAGTCATTGCGCTTAGCACCGGGAGGGGCGGACCATTCGAACCAGCCGGGATTAAGATCGTCGTTGTCGGCCAGCAGTTCGGCGACTTCGGCATCGATTTCGTCGAGGACACCATCGAACTCGGACTCGCCATCAGGCCACTCAAGCGCCCGATGTGCCAGTGCCCGTTGGTATCTCAGGACTACCGAGGTTGCATCGCCAGCGTTGGAAAACGCCCACGCCTGCGCCCGAGGACGGGCGTTCATGGTGTTGGTGACCGCGCTCCATGATTCCCAATTCGTATGCGTACGAAGCTCATCCAACAGAATCAGATCACCGGAGAAACCACGACCACCCTTGCGAGTAGCGGCAGCGACCCGGTATTCCGCACCGTCAAGTGTCGTAAAGGTTTTCGGGTGCGCCCTGAAAATGTCATCAGCGCTGAACAAGTCTTCAAGCTCTTCGCAGCTTTCGGCTGCCGTCACCGCGTCGAGCCAGGTGTCACCGGCCTTGCTCAAGTCCTGCGCCGTGCCGATCACCGTGCGGCCCGCTGAGTCGATACGACCGAACAACTGCCACAACGCGAGAATCGTTGCTATGACCGTCTTTCCGTTCTGACGCGCAACGGAGACGACCACCACGCGGAATCGGTAGACCTTGCCACCGAAGTCGTCGTCGATAAGCTCTAGTGCATGAATGAGAAGCCAGCGCTGCCAAGGGAATAGGACGATGCCTAAAACGTCCTCGGCGAAAGCTATTGCGGCGTAACCATCTGTGGTGCGATCTTCCCAGC